CTGTTGTCCTTCACCATCTGGCCAAAGGAAATCTTACCTTCCTTCCACAGCTTGTATCTCTTTTTGCCCATTATGTTCTCAGCAAAACCCGGACTCTTCAGTTCCTGCCCTTTAAGCCATTCCTGATATGTCAGCTTGCCAGGGACTTGTCCAGTCATGCTGGCCCTCATGCCTGGAGGAAGATCCTTGGCATCGATGCCCAGCTCCTTCCAAGACTTAGTATATGGGGCATAACAGCACCGACAGTTGGGATGTCGAGGCAAAACTGGAGCATTTGCTATATTACTATTATAAAAAAATTTCTTTTGATCATTAGATCCACATAGTATGCAGGTCCTTCTATCCAAAGTAGCAGTGTAAATTATGCCCTTCAATACATCGGTGTTCTTATCGTATATGGCTCTAGATACCGAATTGCTCACCCTCTGGATCTCCGTCCTGGCGATCATGCCCGCCCTGTCGACAAGCAACTTTCCGACCCTGCCTCCCATCTGCCTTCCCAATCCGACCAACTCTCTGCGGGCAGTGGCCATGTCCTCTCCAGCTATCACTGCTTGGGACAGCCTGCCCCTGATTGCCCTGACCGCCTCCGCGTTATTCCACAGCATGCGGTCACCAAAGACCTCTCCCGCCAAAGGCTCTTCCACCAGAGCAAACAGCTGCTCAAGTGGAATCCTGTTGATGTTGATGTTCAATGGACCAAAGGAACCGTCCAGCCTGTCCCCGACCATGTCGTTATAGGCAGAGGCGAAGTCGTTCAGCTCTCCCGTCAATGTGGATATGGAAATGCTCGTGGCAGTGTCCAACACCACGTTGATCTCGTCCAGGGTCCTCTGCAGCTGCTGCAGTCTCAGATCGCGAGAATAACTGGAGGGAAGCAAGTTGAATTGATCGATCTTGGAATGGATATAGAGCTTGGCATCCTGATATGGCTGTATGACCTTCCGGATGGTTCCGTTCTCGAACCTCCTTATGTAATGGCCATTTCTCAAGAGCCAATCGAGAAATTCAGTATTCAGATCAGACATCTATCTCTCTCTGCGGAGTAGAAGGAACAAAGCCCGGATACACCTCGTCACCCTGCTCGTCCTCTATGTTACCGTCCTCGGTCTCAGGATCATAACCTCTCTTAAGCTGCCAGGTCTTCTTGCTGACCACCTTGTTCCGGTGCTCGATATCCATCGCCTCATCCTCCTCCTTCAGGTCCTGATGGATCAATGGCTGAAATTCCACCTCGATCTCCGTACTCGTATTCTCGGGAAGCGGCCCGTTGTCGATCGCGTTACGGATGACAGTTCCTATGAGATCGTTGTAAATGGTCTCTCCAAAGTCCTGCCAGTCCTCTATCTCGCGGACGAACGGGTTCTGGGCTATCATCGTGCTCGAATAATTGGCATTGCTGTAGTCTGCGGTCAGTATCATCTCGGGAAAACCCTCTCCGGCTGCAATCGACAGAAGCATGTTTCTGCCGTCCTCGGCGACATCGGTCGCGTGGATGTTCGGAGAGAGCAGTTCATATTTCACGTTGGGTCCGGTGGTGATGACTGTGCCCCTCTCCAGCATCTTTTGCTTCTTCCTGTCGGCATCCCTCGTCTCTGACTCCATGTTGTCCCTTATCGCCTGTATCTGTGCGGCAGGGGCATCGACATGCTTCACGAGGGCGATGGCGGACCTGACCTTGTTCAACACGATCCTGTCCTCCAGCCAGTCCTTGTACTTCTTCAGCATCGGGGCGCACACCTCCAAGAGGCTTATGCCCCTCTTCATGTCAGAATCGGCGAACACCTTGTAATGCAGTATCTCGTCGGCGGGAACAGTGTATTTCAGGTGCCCGTTCTCGTCACAGATGTAATAGTTCTTGTAGGTCTCTATGTCCTCCGGATCGCTGCCGATTCCGAACGACACCTTCTCTCCCTTGTACAGATCCTTCTTGTCCAGCTTCAGACCCACCGGAGTCCTCACGCTGTTCGGCCTGACAAATCGGAACTTGACCAATCCCTGCTCAGATTCACCGGCCCTGAACAGCCTCATGATGACCTCGCCGTCCCTGAACAGCCTGGTGAATATCTCCTTCTCCTTGATGTTCCACTTGTTCTTGATGGCCTTCTTGTCCGTGGACTCCTTCTTGAAGCTCTCGATCACTTCCTTGACCTTCTCATTCTTGTCCTTCGGCCTGATGGCTGCCCCCTTGCCAATCACGAACTTGACCATCGTCCTGACGATGGCCCTGGCGTGAAGGTTCGTCCTCCAGAGTTTGTACGCCTGGACAAGCATGTCCAGATGTTCCTGCTCCGTGGGCTTGCCATCTTGGGATAGTCCGTGGACCACCCAGTCAGAATCGTCCTCCTTCTGGACGATGTTTGTGGCCTCGACCAAGGTCTCCATGTTCTGGCTTATGTAGCCGAGGAGCTTCTCCTGATATTCTAAATCCGCCCTCTTTATCTTGCGCTTCAGTCTATGTGTTTCAAACACTTTGGTTTTCCCTCCTTATGCAGTATTACGAACAGCCTGCTCTCGACACCCGGAAAAGCAGTATAATGCGGAAACGAGGAACTCCCGAGCTTCCGCGCGTACTCCTCCTCGTTAATCAGCCTCCAGTCGAACACCACGGTATCGACCAGCTCGAACAGCGAATCCAGGATCTCGTCCGCTATGTCGAAATTCTGTCCGAAAGTGTACAGAGAACCAATTACGACAACGATATCAAACCGTTCCTTCACTAATTTGTCATACTGCTCCTGTGTAAAGAGGGGACAGACTATATTCCTGATGTCGATGTTCTCCTCCCTGTACTTCTTCCGGCTGTTCTTGATTATCTCCTTGGAACCCTCCACCCCGACATACTTGCCGTAGTCGATGTCGTTCGCGTCAAGAAACATCTTGAATTCGCCGTAACCGCACATCAGATCCAGCACGTTCAGCCCGGTGAAGTCGATCTTGTTCACAAAAAACCGGTACAGAGTTTTCTGCGTGGTCGGTCCGTACCCCATCGTCCATTTCGGACCAAGATCCTTGGCCCTCCCGTTGCTCCTCTCAATCTCGTCCCTGATCACCTTCTTCAAATTTGCCCTCATAAGATTATTACCCTCCTTTTTTATCCCTTTTGCTCCGTGTACCAGTATCCGCCCTGCTCGACGTCGTCCAGCACGGGAATGAAGAACCTGATCAGGAATGCCGGGGCAGACTTTATGACGTACCGCACCGTGTCCATGCCGTGATCGTTGACCTTCAACGGCTGCCTCCTGATCACCTTGCCCTCCACCGATCTCGGGTACTTGTAGTTGCCGAACTCCCATTCGGTGCTTCTCAACTCCGGGTTATCCCAGTCCTCGTATCCCCTGAAGATGAAGAAATGACTCTTCCCATCCACAGCCCTCAGCTGCTGCCTGACCGCGTCGATGCCGTCCTCCACGCTGTTGTCCGCCGGCAGCGTGGGTACGTTATAGAGCTCCTCCAGGTCGATCCTCGCCTGCTTGGCGGACGGGTCAGCAAATATGATCTCCTCGAACATGTAGCCGGGACTCGACCGTATCTTCTCCGCATGGTCGGCCATAGTGTTGCCGACCGACCGATACTCGTAGAACAGGTAGAACGTTATCAGTGCCTTGTTCAATACCCCGCTCTGGAGCGAGTCCGTGTCGTAATACCCCTGGCTCTCGCTCACCACCCTCGCCAGCTCAGACGCGTCCGCGTAATGCTTGGAGTACACGAACGGATGTCCCGGCGAGCTTCCAAAGTCTATGGCGCTGACGACGATCCAGTTCGCCTCCTGGTCGATGGGATCGATCACCAGCTCGTCGCTCCACTCCCTGCCGTACACCAGGACCTCCCTGCTCGGCCTCTTGTTCAGCCACTGCGCCTCGAACGTGTCCTCGTCGATGGACCTGAACTTCTGTATGATGTCCCTGATCTTGTAGAACCCATCGGCCCCGTGGCAGATCCCCCTGCAGTGGTTCCACAGGGGACAGTCTCCATAGACGGGATCTTTCTTACACTTCCTCTCGCATCTCTCGGCCACCTCCCAGACGCACCACGCATACACGGCCATCCCCCTGGCGTCCGCCTCGTCCAGCAGCCTCTGGAACGTCCCCGTGTCGTACTTCCTCGTCGAGAGCAGGACGAGCTGTGACTTGATCTCGTCCGAACTCATGGTCATGGAGAATGCCTCCTGCAGCGTCTCCCACGGCATCAGTTCCACCTCGTCGATCCTCGCCTTGTTCGGGTGCGGCGAGTTCAGTCCCTTGACGGAGCCTGTGATGACGCTGAGCATGGACTCGTTTCCATAGTAAGATGCCGACTTCGTGGAGTCCTTGTACAGCAGGTTCTTGACCGGAGTGGCCCGGTGGAACTTGGTGAAGTAGTCGTACATCTTGTTGGCCTGGTCCCTCGTGGCGCCGGCAGACGAGATCTCACATCCGTCCTTGAACACCATGTCCAGGTGGTTCAATATGGCGGTGTCCAACGTCTTGCCGCCCGTCCTGTTGGCGAACACGATGGCATCGCCAACCCTCTCGAAGAACATGTCGCCGATGTACTCGAACGGACTCCTGCAGCCGCACCCAGGCCCGTGGTCCTCGCACAGCCTCTTCCTCGGAATCCTCCAGCCAAGAAACTCCCATATGTACCACCACAGCACCCCATCGGTCTGGATTCCCGTCGACAGGATCTTGGAGAACAGCCCCTTCTTCAGCTCCCGGCCCTCCCTCTTGTTCTGCTTCCTGTATCGCTGGAACAGTTCCGCCACCCGCTCGAACTGTTCACCCTCTTCCTCTGCAACGGTCTGGTTGTCCTGGTACCACTCCAACACCTCCACCAA